GGCGGCGGCCAGTTCCAAGTCTCGCGTGCTTGGCAGCAACTGCATCTTAACGCGCTGGTTTCGGTGCCGTCCGGCTGGCATACGGTACGCATGCGCAACCATCGTATCGGGTGGGGCGAGAACGTGTATTTCATCGCCCGAACCGACAGTCAGCAAACCTACCCGGGCCGCACGTTGGAAATCTGGGACAGGGGCGTAAGCATCGGATAAGGGGGCTGGTTATGGCTTGGCGCGCGTACATTGTGGATACGATCACTGGCAAGATTCTCGCTCCGATTGACCTGCCAAGCTTCAGCTGGAGCGTGAGCGTGTCCGATTCCTCACTGGCTACCACTAAGGATAAGGGTGTCGGTGAGAATGAGGTGAGCGGTCTCACGCTCCCGTGGAGCGCGATTCCGGCGCAGTCGGCGGGAGAGCGTAATTACATGCTCGCACCCGACCGGCGTTCCATCGCCTTGTGTTGGCATTCCAGCCTTGATGATGAATGGTCGTATGGCATGCCGGTATTGTGCGGCATGATCGGCCAACGTAAGGATTCCGCGCTTGACACGGATTTCTCACTTTCAAGCATCATGGGCTTGTTGGAAAACCGGTATGTGGTGCGTGAGGGCAAGTATGGTACGGCGGCGGGCAGTACGTCGAGCGATGAAATCAGCTTCAAGAACATGAGTTTGCGTGGTATTGCGGCTGAGGTCGGATGGCTTGCCACGAACGTCAAGCCGGGCGGACAACTGCCCATCGATTGGGCCTACCGTGGCGAGAAAGGCAGTCACGAGCGCACGTACAGCTCGTGGGATATTCAGAATCTGAAAGCCAGTGACGTGTTGACGAAGATTGCGAATGTGGATGGCGGCCCGGACATGCAGTTCAGGCCGAAACTGTCCGGCGACTACGTACGCTTCGACTTCACCGCAGGGTCTGACGGCGACGTATATTTAGGCCAGAAGACCGTGCATCGGCTGACATACAGTCCCTATGGCGGCACGTTGGAGAATCTGACCATCGACCATCTCGGCCCGATCATGCGCGAATACGGCTCAGGCTCCGGTACGGATAAGGCGCAAATATGCCACTTGTCCGAAGATTTGAGCCTTGTGAATGGCAATCACGAGCCTTGGCCCCTCAAGGAAAACGCCTACTCGGATTCCGATACGGACAAGGCCGATCTGCTCAAACAGCACACGGACGGCGTATTGAATGCGAACAGTCGCCCATTGGTGCAATTCAAGGGCGAGCTACACGCAAACGACACGGACGAAAACGGTACGCCCCTTCACCCGCTCGGCAGTTTTTGGCCGGGCGAAATCATGGAATTGGACATCAACGGATTCCCCTCGCTTACGGACGGCTTGTACGAATGCCGTCTGATGCAAATGTCCGGCGACGAGACGGACAAGGTAAGTCTGATCTTCGATGCGATGGAAGACCCAATGGCCTAAGCCGAGGGGTTTCCGTCGCCCTTCATTTTAAGGCGGTTATATTATGGCCCAGCACGTGGAAATCAATCCGGACGATTCAGCAATCCCGTTTTCCCTCGGCCTTAAGGCATTGCGTTCCGCGTCAACGCAGAAGACCCACAAGACCGGTACTGTGCGGATTCCTACCTCGACCGGCAAGGATTTCATTGCTGGTGAGGGTGCCGAGGATGGTGCGAACTGGATTGACGAGGACGGCAATCAGACTCCGCTTGTCGATACGGATGCGATCGATAAGGCCGTGGATGAAATCTCACAGAAGGCCGATGCCGCCAGTGCGAATGCTGATAAGGCGTATGAGGAGGCGAAGAAGACCGGCCAGCTGGCGGTCACCGCGAGTAAGACGGAGTATGCGACTTCGACGGATGCGACGGCTACACCATCCGATGGCTGGTCGGAAACACCGCCGGAATACGTTGACGGCCAGTATACGTGGCTGCGAATCACCGTCACGTATGGTGATGGCCGGACGGAGCTTTCCAATCCAGTCCTGATGACCGGACCGAAAGGCGCTAAGGGCGAGAAAGGTGATACCGGCGACACCGGTACTGCTGGTGCGGCTGGCGTTTCGGTCACGTCGTTGACGACGTTCTGGCAGTTGGCGACGGACACTCCGGCGCCTCCAACCGGTGCCGGGAATCCGTCCGGATGGAGCATAACGGAGCCAACCATTCCAGACGGCTACGACGGCAAGCTGTATAGGACGATTCGCACGATCATGTCTGACGGCACGGCCACATGGACTACACCGGGCGTGGACAGCATGTTCGCATATATGGCCCGCACGTATAAGACCGCGAGTGGTGCGGTCACGGTTTCCAATGAAGCGAAGCAGACCGCCGAGGGTAATGCGGAGACGATCAAGCAGGTCAGCGCCACCGCCAATGATGCACTGTCGAAGGCCACCACGGTGGAGACGAATTTCGACGGTTTCAAGACCGAAGTCAGCCAGACGTATCAAACCAAGGCCGATATGAGTACGTACAGTACCAAGTCGTATGTGGATGAAACGTCGAAGTCGGTAGCCTTAGGGGTCGTGCAGGATTACAAGGGCGCGGACGGTAGCGGCTTGGCTACGAAGTCCGAAGTGAGTGCCACCAAGGACAGTATCGCATTGGCTGTCCAAGGCACGTATACGGGTGATGACGATAGTCTGAAAAGCCTGCAATCCTCATTGGATATTACGAGGGATAAGGTGACTATCGCCTTTAGCAATGCTGAAGCGGCGGCAGGCGTAGGCACGCAGTTGAGCGAATATCAGACGGCCAATGATACGAACGTCACTGACCTTACGGAACGGTTGAATGCCGAAATCGCGGCACGCCAATCCTACATCACGTTCGGTCAGGATAGTGACAATCCGGTCATGGAGATGGGTGCGGCATCGAGCACTGCGAAAATGCGTTTGACCAACACGCAAATGCAGTTTTTTGATAGGCAGTGTCATCGCCGCCTATATCTCCAACGACCGCCTGAATATCAATAATGCTGACATTCTACAGACCTTGCGTATCGGAAAATATGCGTTCGTCCCCCGTTCGGACGGGCACATGAGCCTGAAATACGTGGGTTAAGGAGGAAAAATGGCAGACGCATACGGTGCGCAACAATATAATTGGCGTTGTTGGCTCGGCTCATGGATAAAGTCGGAAGACAATAATGGTGTGACCATTCGTGCGGAATGCCGCATGCAAACCTTGAACGGCTGGAACTATGCCGGCCTGAAGGGTCATGTTGGTGCTGGCGCGAACGGCCAGTGGGCGGACGCCGACCCAACCAATATTACGATTGGTGCGAACGCTTCGCAGGTCATGTGCGCCAAGGAAGTGTACGTCGCCAAGACGCACTCCCAGCAGTCGATCGATACGCGAGCCAATATCCGTATCAATGGCGCGTATGCGGGCTTGTCCGAAGCCATATTGGCGCTTACCGTGGCCGCGAAACCCTCGCACACGGTCAGCTTCAATGCGAACGGCGGCAGTGGTGCGCCCGGCAATGTCACCAAATGGTGGGGAGAATCCCTCGCCATTCCAAGCACGAAGCCAACCCGCGCCAATTATACGTTCCTCGGCTGGTCAACCTCGGCTACCGGCAGTGCGCAATACCAGCCCGGCCAATCATATGTCGGCACGTCCGATAGCAATTACACTCTGTATGCCGTCTGGAAGCTTGACTCGTTGCCGCCGACCATCGACAGCTACTACGCCTACCGATGCGACGCAAGCGGCAACGCACAAGACGACGGCACATACGTCAAACACGTCGCAGTATGGCGTGTGGATACGGCACATGATACGTCGAACCAGTGCGTAAGCCTGAAATTCGGCTGGAAGGACGGTAGCGGCTGGCATGATTACGATGCTTCCGTAACATCCGGCACCGGCACGACAACCACAGTCATCAAAAGCGGATACGACTCGAGTACGACCTATCCGCTCCGATGCACGCTCACCGACAAGTATGCGACCAGAACCTCATACACCACGGTCGGCCCGGCAACATACATCCTCGACTTCTCCGCGGACGGCAAAGGCATCGGCATCGGACAAGCCGCACCAAGCGCAGGTACGAACATTTACGGCAACCATTTGAACCTGAACGGTACCGTGAACATCAACGGCATGCGAGCATCCAACTACATCGATGTCAAACAATCCCAAAAAATGGGACAACATCGAACTGTCGGCCACTTGCGTGAATCGCACCGTCACGGTGAACGTGATGCACTCATTCGCCTCGTCTGCAACGGTAGGCAATACGAGCAATCAGGTCGAAATCGGCTATATCAAGGAAGGCTATCGACCTTCCAAGATGCTTGGCATGATCGCAGGGCATCAGGGCAGTGCGGCGGTGTTCGTGGAGATTGAGACTACTGGCAAGGTGAAATGCTGGCAGTATGGCGGGTCGAGCAGTTATGCGTCGTTTGACTATTTTGCATGTTCGATTTCCTACCAGATTTAAGGAGATTCTTATGATTACCGGTTTTTTGAAGGATGGCGTGGTCACGTTGTCCGATGATGGCTATCCGATTGTGGAATCGGAGAAGCCGGAGATACCGGCCTACTGCAAGGCTACACCTTCGTACACCATGAGTGACGGCCAGATCATCCAATCATGGACTATCACACCGGAACTAGGCCGTAACGAAGCGTTCGAGCATTATCTGACCGAGCAGATTCTCTCACTGGACGATGACAAGGCGCTACGGTATGTTGTCCTGTTCCCGGTCTGGGATTCCAACGGCAAGGAATACAAGCAGGGAGACCGAATCACGTATGAGATGACCATGTACCGGTGTCTCGTTGACCATACTTCACGTCCTGACTGCAATCCGAAGGAAAAGACGGACTACTGGCAGAAAGTCGTGAAATAGTGCCGCCGTTTCAGGATTTAGTCAACAGTACCGATTTTTGGAGCGCGGTAATCATCGCCCTGCTGTCCGGCGGTGGTATCGTCGGTGCGATCATCACCGCCATCAGCAACCGTGAATCCAAGGCTCAGGAAGACCGTGAGAATGCGGAAGCTGACAAGCTCGCGGCGGAAGCGGCGGAAGCGGCGGTACGCATTCTGACCGATTCGGTGATACAACCATTGCGCGAGCAGGTGGAATCGCAAGGCGGTCAGATCGCGCACTTGGAGGAGAAGCAACGCAAGTATTTCGCCTTGACCGCTTACACGCGAAGCCTTTTCCATTGGCTCCAACAGTTTTGCGAAATCGTCGAACCTGAGTTTCTGGTACGGCATCCAAAGCCACGGTTGCCGGACGAGCTACGGCCGGATATTGCGCCGGAAACCTTGGTTAAGGAGGACGATTGATCTACCTTCTTGGCTTCATCATCATCACGGTTCTCATGCTCTTGTTCAACCATGGCGCGCACAAACATTAAGGAGGGGTGTAAGTGACTAAGGTTCATATTGACTTGCAGGCACCTGCAAGTACGGGTCATGCGGCGGAAAAGGGTGTCGTGTTCTTTCGGCCTACCCGACGGCTCACCATCGAGGATGGCAAGGCCATTCTGACACCGCGAGCATTCTGCGCGAAACTGGCCGACGACGGTACGGTGACGGTCGAGCTCATGCCGTCGGGCGATGACTGGTGTTGGGAAGTGAGGGAGGAACTCACGTCCTACACTTTCACCCGTCGTGTGACCGTGCCTGATTCCACGGACGTGCTGGAATATGCGGAATTGGCCGATGCCGAACTCGTACCGGCATCATCCTACAGCACTTTGGTGCATTCCATGCGCGTGATCGACGCACAATTGACGGCCGGAGCCACCATCGCCATCACCGACCTGCGACCGTCCGATCATGTCGGCGTGGGCGATACGGTGCTCGATTCCACGGGCGAAGTCTACATGCTCACCTCCGTCTCCGGCCAGACCGCCATCGTGGGCGATACCGGCGTGAGCCTGAAAGGTGCGGATGGCATCCAAGGCAAGGATGGTACCGGCATCAGCATCAAAGGCACCTTTGATAGCGAGGAAGCCTTGAAAGCGGCCCACCCCACCGGCGAGAGCGGCGATGCCTACCTTATCCAAGGCCATATCTGGCTGTGGGATGAATCCTCTTGGCAGGATGCCGGCAGTCTCCAAGGGCCGAAAGGCGATAAGGGAGACCCGGGCCCGCAAGGCGAGCCCGGTGCCGACGGCAAGGACGGCACCAACGGCACCAACGGCAAGGACGGCGAGAAAGGCGAAAAGGGAGACCCGGGCGAGAAAGGCGACCCCGGCAAGGACGGTGCCGACGGCGAGAAAGGCGAGAAAGGCGACCCCGGCGAAAAAGGCGACCCGGGCACTCCGGGCGAAAAGGGCGCGGACGGCAAGGATGGCGAGCAAGGCCCCGCCGGCAAGGACGGCAAGGACGGCATCCAAGCCATCCAAGCATCGGACGAAGCCGACGCCACCACCAAAAGCGCCGCCGACAGTGCGAATTTGTACTGGTGGACGACATGAGTGCGGGGGCGATGATCGGCGGGAAAACCGTCGCAGGCATGGCATTCGGTGGTGTCAGCATCGCCGGACTGTGCAAGGCCGGAACCGTCATCTGGCGCAAGCCAAAACCGGAATGGACAGACCAAACCGACAAGATTTTCGCAGTCTCCACCCTCACGTCCGGTATGACCCTCACCAAGGCCGGTGACGGCGACTATCTGCTGGCCGTCAGTGAAACCATCGCCAACGGCACGAGAATCATCGGCTCCGATTGGATTCCGAAGTTAGGCGACATGAGCGCCGACTGGCCGACGGAAGGCACCGTGCGACTCACCTATGAGTCCACAGTGAAAGTCGGGCTCAACGGCGGCCTTGGCTGGGGCGAAGGTACCTCATTCCAGGTCGAAACCGCCACCAAGGCAGAGAAAGATGTTTGGTGGGGCTTCTGGACACAACAGGAACTTTCACCGGGCACCTATCATCTGCACGTCAAATTCGAGACTAAATCGGCATAACAGCCGAAACCATTTTCAAGGCCACTCCAACATGGGGTGGCTTTTTTGTTAGGAGGAAACATGGCAGACCATGCCAACAAGACCACCAAAACCAACAATAATCTGCCCGGCATGACCACGGAGAGGGTGAAGGCCATCGTCACCATCGTGGTCACGCTTTACGCCCTGCTTAATGCGGGCCTGAATCTCGCGGGCATCAACACGCTCCCGTTCACCAACGATCAGGTGAGTGCAACCCTTTTCGCCGTCATCGGCGTGATTGGAACCGTGTACGGCTGGTGGAAGAACCAGAACATTACCAGCGCTTCGCTCGCGGGTCAGCAGCTCGTGGACGCCCTGAAGAAGGAAGGCGTGGTGAATGGTGTGACCGCAGCGAAGAACGCCGCCATGAGCGCCGCAAGTGCGGTAGCCAAGACCGCACCGGCAGAGGAAACGGCAGAGGATGCAACCGAAACCGTCGAAGCGGAAACCGAAACCGCCGAAGCTGCCGAGACCGCTACTGAGTCGGCGACCGTCGAAACCACCGACGAAGCCCAGTACGAGCCGGGCGGTGCTCTCTGATGGTTGGTGCAAGTTTCGCCGTTTGGCGGGGCAGCCCAAACCATTACAGCGGACGGCTTGGGCAGTCCGTCAACCACATCACCCTACACATCATGGTCGGCAGGCTCGCAGGCACCGATAGTTGCTTCCAACGTTCCAGCTTCGGAGCCGCATCGCATTACGGCGTAGGCGGCGACGGCACGATCTACCAGTGGGTGGACGAAAACAACGGCTCGTGGGCCGATGCCAACTGGCAATCCGATTGCTCCGGCGTCACCATCGAACATGAGGGCGGCATGGACGGTATCCCGGTCACCGATGCGGAAGTGGAGGCTTCGGCTCAACTTTGTGCCGACATCGCCAAACGATACGGCTGGAACAGTCTCAACCATGACGCAAGCGGCAACCGCACCGGCAACATCGTCCTACACCGCGAAGTACCCGGCACCGACCACTACGGATGCCCCGACAGATGCACGAACGCATTGCCGGTGGAACGAATCATCAATCGAGCAAACGAACTATTAGGAGGAGACAACATGAATGCGGAAGACGTTTGGAATTTCGACCAGAACGGCGTAAAGGTACGTGACCGGCTGCAAGGCACCGATGCTGCGGCGAACGCGACAAGGACCGAACTGTTCCGACTTTCCCAATGGAACAAGGACACGCACGCTTCGCCGCTCGGCAATCTGGTGGCCGAAATGCCGATTCAAGGCGGCGCCAAATTGGGTGACCGCGTAGCCGGTATCGACAGCAAGACCAGTCAGCTCATCACGCAAGTATCCGCCTTGTCCGAAGCGGTCAAGGCATTGGCCTCCGCACAAGGCGCAGACCCAGACCAAATCGCCAAGACTGTCGAAACCGCCGTCAAGGACAAGCTCGACAAGCTGAAGATCACCGTCACCGACAACGAGTGACCTTGATTAATTTTCGGGCGTGAGAATCAAACTAGCATCCAAAAATTAACTTCGCGTGTAAAAAATCACGCATTCGGGTGCCTGTGGAAAATCTTGCACCCATTTTTTTAACGCCCCTCTCCCGGCTTCGGCTGGGGGAGGGGGCGTTTTCGTGGTAGGAGGTGTTTTATGACAAGGAACGGAAGAAATCGCACGATCGGCTACTATAATCTTGATCTGCTTCCCGATGATTGTCTTACTGCGAATGGCATGCCGATTATATGGCCCTGCAAGACAATTCCACCAGATGATCTGATTGGCTTCAACTATGCTAAAGGTACGACCACGAAGCAGGCTACACGGCTTGGATGTCACTTCTACCTCGATGACTACCAATTCGAGCGATGCTGGCAAAACCCCATCAAATACGGACAAATGCTATCCAAGTTCCAGTGCGTTCTCACTCCTGATTTCAGCCTCTACCGCGACATGCCACTACCGATGCAACGCTGGAACTGCTACCGGAGTAGACTTATCGGCATGGTCTGGCAACGAATGGGCTTGTCTGTTATCCCGTCTGCGCAATGGTCTAGCCCCGACAGCTATGATTTTGCGTTCGACGGTTTGCCAAGTCGTTCCGTTATCAGCGTGAGTAGTGTCGGCGTACTGGGTGATCGGGAGGCTACACGACTATGGAAACACGGATTTCGCGTCATGGAAGATCTGATAAGCCCATCACTCATACTCCTATACGGGAAAATCCCAGACGGATTTAAAATCACCACAAAACACATCCAATACACAAACCACAACACAAGGAGGTTGAAACAATGGGAGGCAGAGGCGCAGGCAGCTCAAGGGGAAAATCAGGATCAGGAGGTGGCGCAGCGTTAGCATCCGCCAAATCTTGGTCGCCGGATAAACTACCAGCACTGGACGGTTCACCGAAACAAGTCAGCTGGGCAGAAAGTATCAGGGATAAGGAACTATCCCTAGTGGATAAGCATATCGATAGAATACTTACGGAAGCGGAATACAACCTGGCTGACGCTAAAACATTGGAAAAGGCAGCCAAACACCCCAATGAGTACGGCAATGTAACGTATACAACGGCACGCGGCGCACAAGGCGGTATGGGACAGGCTTATGTGTCGGAACGGGTGGCCCAGCTCAGGCAGAACGCGAACAATCTAGGTAAGGTTGCAAAAGACATTCAACAGGTGAGGGATGGTCTTGGCAAGCGTTACAGGTCGGCAAGCCAATGGATTGATATAAAGAAGAGCGGACAGCATTTCGCTGATGCTCTGCCAATCAGTTCGTTGCTGGAGCGGCACGGAGCCGCGTTCAGGCTTTAGCCATGTCGATTCTGATAAAAAATATATGGCCCCTCGGTTTCCTGAGGGGCCATCGCATTGCTGGAAGCAATGATATTAGTGTGATTCGGATTCTAATACCCGCACATCAAACACCATTTCAATCCACGTATCTCAGATTGAGCTGAGAATATTTCAACCGGACGCTCGACATTCCGGTACGACATGAGTAAGCATATCGCGTAACTGTCTGCATGTCAATCTGCCTGTTTAGATACCTCGCGTTTCGCCATCGCCATCTTAGCGAATTCCGGTTCGAGCCTATCCCTGTTGTCGATCCACCATGCGGCGGATGTCTGCTCGTTTATAGAGTCTTTGACGAGGTTCAGTAGCTCATTGGCGGCTTCGGCGGCCTGCGGGTTGGTAAGGATGACGTGACCTAACTGGGATTCGGTTTGGTCGAGGAAGGTTCGGCGAATGCGTGCGGCCCAAGCGGTCTGCTTTTCGGTGCCGGAGAGTTTCGGAAGCCCTTCGGAGTCCTGGGCGGCTTTGCACGCGCGGCACATTTGAGTTTCGAGCCATTCGATGCGGCTTTCACGTCCGCTGACCTTGCCGAACAGTTCAATGCGTTCTTCGTGGCCGCACGAGTAAGTGATATTGTAGTGTGCCATTTTGATCGTGTCCTTTCTTGTTTGCTGACATATTCATATTATCTCAGGCGGGATAATAACGCAAGTCGGCGTGTCTTATAGTGCGTTATAGAAATCGTCTAACGTCACGCCAAGCACGTCGGCCAATGCTTTTGCGGTTTCGATGCTCATGCGCTTGGGGTCTCGCGCCCAATTGGGCCTTGGCGTCCTATCCCACGCCTCCCAGCTCCAGATGCGGCTGATCGCATTGAGTCCCGCCTTCCTCTGCAAATCCTGCTGTGACAGTCCGGCCTTCTCCCGCAATGCTTTAATGCTCATGGTCTTCCTTTCCGCAAAAGTAAGGCCCCGCTTGGTTGGGGCGGGGCTGTCTGCTGTTTTTTTACCAGGTCTGCGCGTAGGTTTCGATGTCTTCGGCGGCGTAGGTGCGTTCGGGGATGCGCACGTCGTCGCCTTCCTTGCCGAAGAAGTATTCGGCGTAGTACGCCTTGCCGTCTTCGCTGACGGCCTGGTCGCGGTCGATCGTCTCCCATGCGCCGTTTTCCTCGTGTGCTTCGAGGTAGTATTCACTGCCGTTCCAGCAGTGGTCGATGTCGGCGTAGGCGGCGGTCTTGGTGTAATCGGTTGCGGTGAACATTTTGGTTTTCCTTTCTTGTTTGCTGACATATTCATATTATCTCAGGCGGGATAATAACGCAAGTCGGCGTGTCGCACCTGTATACTGAGACATGTCTTGTTTGCTGACACTTTCAAGGCGAGGGCGGTCTGCACGGTCAGGCCGCCTTCTTTATACTGGTCTTGTCAGCAAAGGAGACCACATGGCCTACACGATTCGCCCTTACGACACCAAAGGCGGCAGAAGGTACGAGGTGCGCTACCGCAAGCCGGACGGCACGGCCACCGGCAAACGCGGCTTCCGTCGCAAAATGGATGCCGATGCTTGGGGTGCCGCCAATGTGACCACGGCAAAGACCACGGGAGCCTACATCGACCCACAAGCCGGACGCCGACGCCTCGAAGACTTCTGGGAGCCGTGGATAGCCGCAAAAAAAGACCAGATGCAAGCCGAGCTATATCAAGTCTCTGGAAGACACTTGGCGCCCTCATGTCGAGCCAAAATGGGGTATGCGCGAAGTGCAATCCATCACGCACGACGAAGTGCAGGAATGGGTTACGGCACTGTCTGGCGAGCGAAGTGCTAGCGTCGTGCTCCGCGCCGAAGGAATCCTCAAGGCCCTGCTCGAAGCGGCCAGACGAGCCAAATGCATTCACGACAATCCATGCGACGGACTCAGTCTGCCGCGCAAGACCGGCAGAAAGCATGTCTACCTCACCGCCAGTGAGCTGGGACGGCTGGCCGATCAATGCGAGTGGCGGCGGCTGATAATCCTCACCCTCGGCCTTTGCGGGCTGAGATGGGGTGAGCTTGTCGCCTTGCGGGTCGAGGACGTTGACTTGCAAAGGGATAGACTGACCGTCGCCAAGAGCATCACGAGGGTCGGTAGCCGGATGGTCGAGACCGACCCTAAAACGCACGAGAAGAGGGTGGTAATGTTTCCGGCTGTCCTGCTCCCGGCGCTCAAGGCGCAATGCGCAGGCAGAAGGCCGACTGACTTCCTTTTCACGGCACCGGACATGCCGTTTGACAAGCCGATGGGCAACGGTTGGAATCCAACCCGCAAAGATGGTTGGTTCGCGTCCGCCCTGCGCAAGGCCGGCATAGGCGGGAAGATGACCTTGCATGATCTGCGGCATACTGCGGCTTCCTTGATGGTGCAGTCCGGCGCCAACGTCAAGACGGTGCAACGGCAGTTGGGGCACAAGTCGGCGGCCATGACCTTGGATACCTATGCCGACCTGTTCGATGCGGACTTGGATGATCTGTCGGCTCGGATGGGTGAACTGCTGTTTGCCGGGGGCGTGGGCAAAATGTGGGCACGGCAGGTGGAGTCAACGTCTGCCGACGTTGCGGATGCCGGGGTTTCGGCCTGACTTGCGAGGGGGTTCGAGTCCCACTGGAGGCACAACGGCAAGTGGCATCGGAGCTGGGCCGAATCGGGCGGATGCCATGTGGTCGTTATCCGCCGATGAAGTGCGTGACGCAGACTCGTGATGCAGTCCGGCGACCATGGCGGGGACTCAACACGAAACATACCGTTATTACACTGGCTGGCGTTGATAACCCGCAGGCTCCATATGAATGGAAAAAAGACATGACGTCGAAAGATACCAGACCAGTAATCGAACAACCCGCCACTGATATTCCGCTGATGCTGGCGCAGGCGATCATCATCGGTGGGGTGCTTTGCATCGGCGAGATGGTATGTTCCCCGCTGTACTTCACGTTACTGAAAAGCTCTCTGGCCTTGCTGCCATGGGCTCTGGAGGCCTGTTTCATGGCGGTGGCTTTCACCTATGTCGTCGGCTTCGCGTTGCTGTGGTGCTCCGAATCGTTCACTTTCAGGCTACGCGAGGGATTCCGTCCTTTCGGGTACGCCGCCGTGGGTCTTATCGGTTATGGTGTATGGAGCCTGCTGGTCTTCACCACGACCATCAATTCGGTGTTGACCAACGTGGGCGAATCCGTGCTCACCAATGGGCAGGTCGGTGCCATTGCGTTGAATGGCGCGGCGCTGGGCTTCATCGCGTTTCTGTTGGCGAAGCTGCTTGATGTAAAACTCGCCAATCGCAAGGGCATGGCCATCGCTATGCTCATTGCGGAAGTCGTGATCGGCATTGTCGGGCTGCTTATCATGATTCGCATGTTCTCCGTGCTGTACTGA